CGATTTTGGAACGGCAGAAGGCTACCAATTCTTTTCCTGTCATTTTTTTCGCCATGTAATCACCCCTTCACAATTTCCTTGACCGCCTTATTTTCCTTCAGCATTTTTCGCATTTCCTCCAGTGCCTCATCCACCCACAGGGAGAAGGTATCGAAGGATACCGCCATAGCCAATGCAGGAAACCGCTGAATGAATAAATCATAGGTCTGGCGCAGCTTCAGCTTTCCTGTGCCGCTCCCCAATTCTGCCTCTGCCTGTGTGACCGCCCACAGCAGCCACTCCTTGACTTTTTCCCTCTGTGCCGCCGTTGGCATTTTCAGAAACCGCCCGATAAACACACCGACCATTCCTGCAACCGCCATCAGCGCAACCACCAGATACCAATTTTCCATTAAAAACATTATTCAATCTCCTTCCCTTCCTCTCGCCGCTTCCCGCGTTCCTCCGCTCTGCGTTCCGCCTGCTCCACGCCCTTATCGTACAGCTTCATCAGACCGCAGATACCCAATTCCGTACCGAATAGCAACAGTGCGGACGATACGATGGATGAAATGTCAACGCAGAAGCACGCCAAGATAATACCCACAACAACAACGCACACACAAAACGATAGGGACAAAACCACAATCGTTGTCATGGTATCGTTATTGATTTTAAAACGAATTCGTCTGCGTTTTCTCATCATAAACCGCCGCCATTCAGCAGAAACCCGATTGCCGCACCGACAACCACCGCAATCGCCTTATCAATCAGTCCATCCCAACGCTTTGCCGGCTTGGAAACCAGCTGCTTCACATCGTCCTTGATTTCCCCTACATCCGTTTTGATATGCTCCTGCTCGTTTTGCAGAACCGAAAACGCCTTCGTCAATCCGTCAAGGTTGTCCTGCCGCTTCTCCATGCGGTCAATCCTCTTGTGTGCGGATTTCGTGCTGTCCAGTGCCTCCTGCACCATTTTTTCTATTGCTTCCATGCTGTCATCCCCTTTCTCAACTCTGCACCTGTGCCGCTGTGACATGGTGCGGATTGTTAAAATCATTCAAATGCTGTTGGAGCAGTGTCATAACCGATGCCGCATTGATGTACGCAGAGGACGCAAGCGAACCGCTTTTCACGCCACTGGTAACGGATGCCGCAAGCGTGGGAATGAAATCCCCCAGCTCCACATCGTTGTACTGCTCCAGAAGGCAATCCCATTCATACGATATAACCTTCGCTTGCTTCTGAAAGCCCATCCTCGTATTGATAACCGTCACCATATCCCCCAGAAAGACCTCCTCCAGAACGGCATACTCCCGATATTCCACCGTTTTTTCCAGTGCCACAAAATCCGCCTTGATGTTGATGCTTGGAATGTCGCAACCCTCGTCCAACAGCTTTTGTCCCTCTGCCTGCACCTCGGAAATGCTCTTGTTTTCCTCTGTCAGCGTGTGGATTTTCGGGTAGATATAATCGCCCAGATGGGGGCTTTCGAGCGTTACACTGCCGTTCTTGCCGTAGCAGACAATGCGTGTCTTGACCTCCGATTCATCCTCTGTGACCTCAAGCCCGACAAGGTTTTTCCCATAGCGGATGGAAACGCCCCTGTCCTGCCCCAGAGCCGCCTTGACGGACACCCGAAAGCCATCCCGCAGCAGCTCGCCGCCGTAGCCCTTGACAAACGAGGTTGCTTCGTCATCATCCGACAGTAACGCCTGTACGGGATTCATACGCCCTGTTGTGAGCGTCCCTGTCAGCGAAATATCCGTATCAAAGGAAAAGGGCATGGGATAGGCAAACGCCGCCTGTAAAGCTGTCAGTGCCGCTTCTGCCGTGCCGCTGTGGCTGATTGGTTCGCACTGGTTGTCCAGTAAATCATAAAAAATATGCCGTGCGTTGACCGCAATTTCCTTCATGGTTGGTTTGACGTAGTAAATGCGGAACGGCTGCATCCCTCTCGGCGTGGATGCGTAGAGAATCCGCCCCCGTTCCAGACGCTGCCATTTGCCGCCCTCGTCATACGGGTGCTTCAGCTCCAACTCATACGCCCCGTTCAACTCCTCCGTCACAATGCAGGAGTTAGGAACCAATGCTCCTAGCCCTAATGTTTCAAACGTCTGCGCCGTTTTTTCGTGAATGGTAATCATGCCGTCACCTTCTCCCATCCCTGCGGATATGCCGAAGGACTCCAGACGTTGTTGTCGATGGTGGAACGATACACCGCGCCGTCCTCTGTGCAGCAATTCCCTTTCATGTAGGGCGAAGTTGACAGAGCGATAAACGGTTTCGCCTTTTCGGGGTCATTACTCCATACGAATCCCCACTGTGCAGGCAGTTCCTCGGGTTCAGCGGTGTAAATGGTACTGTCATATTTCTGCAACAGCTTTACAACCCTGCCTGCGGTACTTTTGCAGACAAACCCAACAGGGCGGTTCAGCATGTTTTCCTTTTCGCAAGCCGTCTGGAAATCGGGGATAAACCTGTCCTCGGCGTTCAGTTCCGTTCCTGTCATGGTTTCCGCCTGCTCCTGCACCGCCTGCGCAGCTAATCTTGCCATGTGCTTAATGGTTTCCATCATACCTCATTCACCCCTTCCGTAATTGCCGCCTCTAATTTCTCTACCGTCACGCTCTCCGCTGAGAGGGCGTTTAACTGCTCCTCAATGCGGTCAAGCTGGGTGGGTTGAGACTGAATATCCACCCAGTCACCATCGACATACCGCTTGTCCAACACATTCAAATTTGTTTCAACAAACTTTTTATAGCCATCTTTTGTACTTGATAGCATCACACAAATATTTCTTTCATTTAAAATTGCATACATTTTCATCACCCACAAATTTAATATCGAATTCTATAACCTTTATAAGCACCAATTTTCCGCACAAATGGTATATTATCAACTTCTACAGTCATTCCAACCGAAGTCGAACTGTTTTGATTGGTCAAATAGTCAACTCTATCTAATCTAGGGCATTGTGGGAGATATGGTGTATCGCTAAGGCTTCCCACAGTACCATAACTTTTAATCGTGCCAGTCTCGTACAATTCTTTTGTAACCACCCTTTTTAATGTACAAGCTTCTATCGTAAGATTATTGCAATATACTGTACCTTTATTGCCACGATATAAATATACTTTGAGTGCAGAGGGTAAGGGAGTATCTTGTTCTAATACAAGTTCTTGTGCAGTATACGTCTCTTCTCCATTATTAAAATAGCTTGTCCTCCAATACGGCTTATTGTCAGACGCATTGTTCAAATAAACCTGCATAGAGTTGCCTTTAAAATTGCCTCTTATAACTATTTTTCTACAGTCATTCGGTAAATTAACTGTGCCAACAAGTGTGTCATTATCATAAGAGGCACTCTTTTCTTCGTTTTGTAGAAGAACAGATTTTCCCGCTACAGCTTGTACAAGATAATCATCTGGTCGATACAACGGAATCGTATTTTTCATATTTTCAAGAATTGCATTTTCTTTCCCGAATACTGTGCTTTCTTCACTATCAGTCGATGTACCAATTTTATCCAACACGCCCTGTACAGAGGAATTTGCAATCGCTTCATCTACCTTATCGGTGAAATCCCCCTTCATATATGCCACAAGAAACTCCCACGCCTGCCACATCGTCGCAAGGTTATACTGCGCCGCCACTTCCGCAGGCAAGCCGATATTCTGCACCATTGTTGTCATCAGGTCATGCGCCTCATACAAATTTTGGAACAGCAGCACCAGTGTGCCGTATTCATTCGAGGATTCTACAGAGCTGTTCCCTAACAGCGTTTTTGTCACATTGATTTCAAATACCTGTGTGGACAAAATCTCTGTGTTGTCCTTCCAGATGGAAATCTGTGTCTGCAAATGCCCCATCCTTGCCAACGCCTCTGTTGTCATCAGAAACTCGCATCTGCCATCTTTGGCGTTCGTAATCACGCCATCATTCCAGATTTCGCCGCCGTTCTCTGGCTTTACCATGAAGATTTTTACTTCATGCCCCGTCAAGTCCAGAGGCACGCCATTATTGAATAGCGAAACATCAAGATACCGGCTGTTGTTATCCGCCTGCACCGCTGTGATAATATCAGTCGGCTTTTTGTTCACATCAATTTCCAACCGATTATACGTTTTTGCCATTTTTCTCACTCCTTCCAAAAAATCTGCATCAAAAAAGCACATCCGTTTTATTTTCAGATGTGCCTTTCTTGACAGAATATCTTTCTTTTGGTATCATAAGCATAAGAGAAGGATTGCCACCTTTCGCAGGGCGGCTAGTCCAAGTAGTTGGTTTTAGCCGTCTAACTTCGCAGGTTAGGCGGCTTTTTCATTATTTCTTGTTCTGAAACAAGGAAATAACTCCGATGATTACTAAGCAAAAAGTAAATAACCCTTCGTATGTAACCATAAGCGTCACCTCCTTCACGGGAAGTGACTAACCGCCAGTTGGCAATCCTTCATTTATACCATACCATACATTTCATTTTTCGACAACTACAGCCATCTCCAACGGGGCTGTATTTTTATTTTGCTGACATTCCCCGTCCAACTGATTTCGTTTTTCCCGACCTCAAATCTGGGAAAATCCGCACCGCCGTATTTGCTGTTTTGGTTGGTGTTACCCTTAAACACCTCCATCATTTCGCTGTCAATCGTGATGCTCTCCTGCACGCCGTACAGGGGGAAGTCCGCCCCGTTGATGTTCAGCGTAATATCCCCGTTTCCGTAAATCGTAATGAGCGGTTCGCTGTAGACTGTGCCGCTGTTGCGGATGGTGGTCGGGGCGGTCAGCTCTAAAGCATCCCCTGCGGCATTGACGCTGTATTTGAAGGGCTGCGTATCCATCACAACCTGAAATTTCTGGAACACACGCATCATCTGGGCGATGCTGATTTTATTCGCAATCGTTACGCGGTAAACCTTATCCGGCTCTGTTGAAAAAGTCATTCCTCCGCTGCCGACAAGCCATGCTGTGACTTCGTCCAGCTTTGCACGTTTAATCAATGCACATTCCATCGTCCTGTCATAGCTTTCATAGACACCCTCATCTGTATGCAAAGATCCGTTTCGCCCCGCTACGGTAATGCTTTCTATCCGCCGCTCCGCACGCACCGTTTCCGGCATAGCGGTTACGATAACGCCCATTTCTCGGCTGTCAATGCCTTTGAATGTAAACCATGCCTCATGAATCATTTGTTACCACCTCTCCCTGCGCTTTGCTGTCTGCGGAGAAACTCAATCTGCTCTGCGACAACTCTTGCTTCTCTTTCGCTATTCACACTGTCGATATGCACATTGATGTCCCCGTAAGTGTAGGTCTGGGATTTGCTAATGCCGCCCGTTGCCGTTTCCACTCTGGGCGGACGTGCAACTGCGTCCATGCTGTTCTGTACCGTCCGCATCACCGATTTCATTTTATCTTTGATGCCGATTTCGTAGCCCTCCATGGAATACTCGCCGAAGCCTTCAAAAACCTTAGATGGCGAATGAATGTCCAGTTTAGACCTTGCCGCCGCTATCGCCGCTGCTATCACTCTTGCGACTGCATTGATTACGCCACTCCTTCCGTTCTCAATACCATCAGCAAGTCCTGCCATCATCATTTCGCCAATATTGACATACTCAACACGAAAACCCGTCATAACCTCGACAAGCCGCATTTCCAATGCCTGCACGTATTCCGTCAGAACAGGCTCCTGTGCCTGCAAAGATGCAACAATCTGTTTCATAGTTATCCCCTGCGTATTCTGGTTTGCGGTCGCAACAGCTCCGGAAACAGCACCTGCAATGTCAGTTTTACTGTCAGCTGCCATGCCCTGTGCAAAACTCTTTGCCGCTTCTGTCCCTGCCTGATACAGTTCATCCTTGACCTCTCCAATGGTCTGCGGCAGCTTTTCGGTGTAGTTCTGTTCCAGTGCATCAAATTCACTTTGGTAGAATTTTTTCGCCGCATCTGCCGCCAACTGCTGTTTTTCTTCGTATTTTTGGATGTATTCCTGCAATTTTACATCAGACATACGAGAGAGCTTATCCATGTAGTCCAGCGCATCATCCACGCTCATTGCGGAGATTTCACTCATTAAGCCCCCGGACAAGCCTTTTGTCTGCATTTCTTCAATCGCATTGCTGTATTTCTGAATCTTTCTGATTTCGGCATCCAGATCCCCAAGCTGGAATATCTCCTTATCATCCTCCGTTTTCACGCGTTCAAACAAAGAACCGTAGTCGGCCAGTTTTTCCTGTAGGCTGTTTTGCTTGCTTTCAATCTTGGAAAGTGCCGATTCATATTCCTTCTGAAAGGTCTGCAACGCAGAAAGCCGCTCCTTCAGCTTTTTCTCCTCTGCTGTTTTTGTGGCATCCTCCTGTTTTTTATTCCAGTCGCTTTCCAGCTTTGCAATTTCTTCCTGTATCTTCTGCCGATTCTTCTTTTCTGCCTTTTTCAGCTCCGCACGCTTTTTCGCAAGGTTGCTCTTGTATTCCTTTAATTCCTCGGCGGCTTTCTTTTCCTCTGATTTCTTCTGTAAGGCTTCAATTTCGCTGTTGGTTTTCTCTAATTCGCTTTTCAGCACATCCCCAACCTTACGGGCAGTCTGCTGTGCGAAGGCTACCATGGAATCCATCCCTTCTGCCGCCTCTGCAATGTCCTCTGCCATCTTTTCAGCCGCTTCGACCGCCTCGCCTGTGCCATCCTCGATGCCGACAGCAACGCCGGCAGGAATCTGTTTGCCGACCTCGTCACGCATAACGCGGGAAGGGGAATGAATATCAAGGAACTTTTTCAGGGTTGAAGCCGCAGATGAACCAAGTTTTGTAGCCGCTGCGACCACTTTATTGATTGCCCCTTTCGAAAGTAGACCATTTGCAAAACCCTTTGTACAATTTTCAGCAACACTCTCCATTTCGGATTCCGCTTTTTTCATTTCAATAAGCCCTTTATCCTTCATAGTTACAAGTGCATTTGCATATAACACAGCATTTTCATCTACTCCGGCTTTCAACGCCTTCGGGACTTCCCTGCCGGCATCCGCATACGCCTGTACCGCATTCAAAAAATCATCCTTCGTGGACATTAAAGCATCCAATTCCGCCTGCCCGATATCATAACCTGCATCCTGTGCCATTTTCAATCTGGTTGCAAAATTTCTCGATGTGACTTCCAGTTGCTGATCCAGCTGATCCTTTGTTTCATCTGTCACTCTTTGCTGTTGATATACATACTCATTGAGCCCGTTTTTAATTTCTTCCAGACTGTTAGACTGACTCAAAACCAAAAGGCTGTTATATTCATCGATGTCCTGATAGGAGCTGCGCAGGATGTCGGTCTGCTCTGTATAAAGCCCCTCCATTTCCGCAAGGTCATCCTTTACCTGCTGCAAAGCAGACATGGCTTTTGTCTGTTGACCTGTGCTGCCGTTCATCAGCGCGTCTTGAAGCTCTTTCTCCTTTTCAATCACCTCCTGTTTTTTTGTGGCAATATCATCCTCCAGAGTTATAAGGTTCTGCATTGCCTCTGCTTGGTTCTGGATTGCTGCCGTATAAGCCTCCTCTTTTGCGTTCAAAAGGGCATTGACACGCTTCTTTTCCATCAGCAAATCCAGATTATCAGCCGTCTGCACATACGCCTGCCCTTCTTTTTCCGTCAGAGAAATTGCATTCGGAATCACACTGTTGATTTGCTCCGCCAGAGCCTTTGCCCTGTTTTCGTAGCCATCCTTTACCTGTCCGTTTGCATCGCAAAGCTCCTGCAGCTGACGAATCAGGCTGTCTGTGTAATCCATTTCAGAAAGAGATTGATTGATGCTTTCCTGCGCCGTTTCCTTCATGCTCTTTTGCGCTTCTTCCTGCTGTTTTATAGAATCCGTTGTTTCCTCCAATCGCTTTCGGAACTCGCGCATCCCCTCGCTTTCTTCCTCAGTTGCCGAAAGCAGAGAAACCAAGCCAATGGTCAATGCCGCCGCGCCTGCAATCAAAAGTCCGAGCGGACATGCCGCCACCACAGCATTATAGGCAGTCTGTGCCGCAGTCATGAGGGCAATCTTTCCTGTTACCACGCCAACCACAAGCTCTTTTGCGCTCAGCGTAGAGGTCAGCAGTAACTCCGCATTTCGATTGACTGCCAAAGCCGCTGTATAAACACGCACTGCCTTTTCCGCCGCCTGCCAGCTTTTCACTACCGTAGAAAGACTTTGCACTGCCTTAAAGGTTCCGATTGCCGCCGCCGCTGTCAGCGTTACATTCTTAATCTCCTTTGTGTGTCTGAGCATAGCCGCAAGGGCGTTGATTGCCTTCGGCAGAGCCTTCACCGCCAGAGCGGTTGTTTCCTCTATGAAATGCCCTGTGCTTTCCGCAAGGTTATCCACACTTTCCGAGAGTTTTCCACTCCGCAGATTTCTTGCAACCTCATCCACCGATGTGATAGCGGTTTCCGCAGCCTCTTTCATAGGGGTTTCAAATTTTTCATAGACCTGTATACCAAGCCCTTCCAGACCACTGCCGAGAATCGTCATCTGCCCCTTGAGGTTGTCTATCTGCACATCTGCCATATCCTGCATGGCACCGCTGCTGCTCGCAATGGATGCAGAAAGATTATCAAACTCCGCACCACAACCCGCAAGCATTGCCTCCGCACTTTTCAAATCTACTTTATTGAAAATATCGTTCAGTACGTTTGTTTTTTTCTCTTGACTCAGGCTCTGCATTGCAGCGTCCAGCTTTTTGAAGGTTTCATTCAGAGGATTCAGATTCCCTTCCGCGTCAAATGCAGACACACCAAGGCTTTTCAGCGTTGCCGCCGCTTTATCTGTCGGTGCGGATAAGGATAAAATCATGTTTCTCAGAGCCGTACCGCCCTCTGCACCCTTGATACCCCGGTTCGCCAGAACACCGAGAGCCGTATTCAGCTCTACTGTGCCGCCTGCAAGGTTCTTCGCCGTACCACCAACGGTCAGAATTGCTTCGCCAAGCTGTGCCACGCTGTAGTTCGCCTTACTGGATGCCCTTGCCATCTGGTCTCCGAACTGTGTCAGATTGTCCGCGCTCGCCTCGATGCCCAGAGCCGCCATTGCATCTGTCGCAAGGTCAGAGGCATACGCCAAATCAAGTCCGCCTGCCGCCGCCAGATTCAGCACAGAGGGCAAAACCTCTGCGGATGTGCCTGCGTCATACCCCGCCAAGGCAAGATAATTCAAAGCCTCTGCCGCCTGTGTAGCCGTAAATTTTGTAGTTGCGCCTGCGTTCTTCGCCGCCGTAGCCAGTGTTTCGTAAGCCTCACTGCCGTTATGGATTTCCGAAACGCTCATCCCCATGGTTGCCGCTACTTGCGACATGGATTCCTCAAAGTCACTGCCAACCTTGATTGCCGCTATGCCAAGCCCCGACAGCGTACCCACCGCCGCCGCTGCCGCAGAAACCGCCGCTTTCATGGCTGCCTTCATACGAGCGGAGCTTTGTTCGGTCTTATCCAAATCCTTCGACAGTGCATCCGAACTGTTCCCCAACTCCTGCATTTCCTGTTCCATACGGTTCATTTCCGTAGTTGTGCGGTTCATCTGGGTTTGCAGGTCATTCACGGTCTTAACCTGTCTGTTGTAGGCATCCTGCGCCTTTCTGGCTTCCTCGCTGTTCTCTCCGAATTTCTGCTTGGATTTTTCCAGCTCATCCGACAGAGTTGCAAGCCTTGCCTTTGCACGCTCGCTCTGGTTTTGCAGCAGCTTCATTTTCTCCGCCGAGGCATTGAGGGAACGCTTCAAAACATCACCCTTTGCCGTTACCGCGCCTTCACTGTTCTCCATGCCCGAAAACGCAGAAACTACGGATTTCATTTCACTGCCTAAGTTTTTTAATTGGGAATTGATTGCAGATAGGCTCGACCGAAACGCCGCCTCGCCGTCAATGCCAATCTTTGCACCAATATCCGTTCCCATTTCGCCACCTCCTTTTTTTGCATGAAAAAAGCACCCAAATTGATTTGAGTGCTTTCTGGTTTCTTTGTATTTAATTCAAAAATGTGCTTATCATTGCATCCGTCTGATACATGCCGTTGTCCTTGCGTGTGTATGTGTATTTTACAACTGTGTCCGTTTTGGAGTAATAGGGAACTTTCCAGAACACAGTAATTTCGCTGACATTCTGTAAATCTGTTCCTATTCTTGCAGCAAAATCTTCACTGTACATAGCCAGCATTTTCTTGGTTGTATCCTTTGAATTCTTCACGTTCCAAGTTAAATCTACCAGAAGAATGTAGTCACCTTCTGCGTCTGTCCCCAGATTTTCGTTCACGGTAATATTGGAAATGGCAGTTGATTTATAATTCTCTGCACAGATTTGTCTTGCGCTGTTCTCAATTTTTTCCTGTTCTGTCATTGTGCTTTTTTGTGAATCTGGTTGCTGTTCTGCGTCTTCCGAATCATCGGCATAGCCGTTATCCATCAGCATAGATGTTACAACCTTCTCAACATACTTCTGTCCGCCATAATAGCACGCCGGGGCTTGCAAAACATCACTGTACCCCGCATATTCCGCATAAACACACACCTTTTCTCCTACCTTTGGAACAGCAAAATATTTTTGCAGAACTTCCTCTGTAAAGCCTCCGTATTCCACGCCTAACATCATTAACAGCAAACTGGGGTCAACAATAGAAACCTCTCCGACATCCGTCTTAACGGTAAAAGAGCCGATACTCATACCTTCTTCGCCCTCCGTTACCTCACTTTCTGTTACCTCACCCTCAATCTTATACAATTCGCCTTCCAAGCCGTTTTCGCTTGCAGGCGTTGTATAAATGATTTCTGGCGGTTCACCAAAATTGGCGGTATCTACAAAGGCATCTATGTGTTCCGGATACACCTTGACCTCATTGGTTTCCTCTGTCTCTGTTTCTGCCTGTTCTGTTCCGCACCCTGCGGCAACGCCCATCATCAAGCAACCACATAATAAAACAGCCAAAAATTTTTTCATACTACCCCTCCTGTGTCATATCGTGCCATTTTTCTAAAATTTATCACATAACATGACGTATATCAAGAATATTTTCACGATTTTACACAAAATCCATCAGCCGCCAGAATTCCGCTTCCTCCTGTGCCTTGGATTTTTTCATTTTTGCGCCTTCGTTTCTAATCTGCTCCACAGCAATCAGGTCGCACAATTCGCCAAAGGGAAGGGCATAGGCTGTCTCATAGGACAGCCCGATTTTCAATCCGTACCAGATGCACCACCCGACATCTGATTCTGTCGAGTGGTCTCCGCGTTTTTTCCTTCTTCATCTTCTGTTTCAATCCTTCTTTCGCTGCCGTCTGCAATCGTTTCAAAGATTTTAGTCTGCATATCCAGAAGATCATCCATGCCACATAAATCATAAAGCGCATCATAGCTCAGAGGGGGCGGTGTGCTGATGCCTTCCATCTTGGCATATTTCGCCCCTGCATCCATCATGGCAGACAGCAACCAGAAGCTCTCATCCATTTTCTGCACCTCTGTCCCCTCCGTCAGTGCCTTCCCGATATTTTCTGCGTTCCCGTAGCGTTCCGAACAATCACGCATCACGCGAGCGGAAAAGCACAGCAGATATTCCTTTTTGTTAATTTCAATTTTCGCCGTTCTCATACGTTTCTTCCTCCGTTTCCTCCGTCAGATTTACCGTTTCTTCTCCCCCGTCATGCTCGGCTGCCATGACGGCATTCATTGCTCCCCCGTAATACCGAGGAATTTCTTAATTGCCGCCTCTGCGTCCGCCTCGCTGTCCATAGGGGAGGAAATCATCTTCCAAGGGTGTCCTGCGGCATCGCTGCGCAGAATACTACCGCTGATTTCAGGTGTCCCCCATTCGACCTTTTCGCCCTGTGTGGTAAAGGTGTCGTTAGGGTTGGTCGGCTGAATCTTCGGCAATACAACCGCCTGCCACTTGGTTGCACCGTTTTTCTGGATTTTCACAACTGCGCCAAAGCCAAGGTAGGGCGTTTCCTGCTCATCATTCCAGATGTACCATTTTGCATCCTTGGTGCTGACATCCGATCCCGTCATTGCCTGCTCGATAATACCCAATACCTGCAGCATAACATCGGGCAGCAAATCATCCGTTGTCAGCGTCCATGTACCGCCTGCAAAGGTATTCGCGCTCTCCGCAGGACCATTGTCTGCATAAAGGATATTATCATCCGCGCCCTCCAATTCAATGGAAAGCTCTACCGCCTTGCCCATCAGCGCGCCGCCGCTGTAGGTTACTGTTTCGCCTGTGTTGCTGTATTTTGCACAATAAGGTTTGCTCAAGCCAATCTTTGCCATATTTCCCTCATCCTTTCATCGTTCTTTTGATTTCCGTTTCAAATACTTTTTTGATTTCCGCCTCCGCCTTTGGCTTCGCCGTTTTCAACGTCTTTCGCACAAACGGCGTTTTTTGAGAAAAGCTTGTGCCGCTTTCCGCAATTCTGGCAATCAGCGCAAGGGGCATCCCCTTCGGGTGTTTCGGGGTTATCAGGTCACTGTAGCCTGTAAAGCCGACAAGCGTATCAATCCTGTCCCCCTCCGATTGGAAGGACGCAACACCCAGCCCCTTTGCAAGCGCCGCCTTCTGTTCGTCCGTAATTCCCTTGAGATAATGCCCTGCACTGCGGTCATTGTCGGTTGGCAATGCCTCCACAGCGGAGCGGATTTCGTCTGCGGTCACGCCTGCGCCCTCATAAAGCGCCTTTTTCGTGATGCCATCCGCACTTTGCCGCAGCTTTTCCAGCTGTGCTATGTAGCCATCCAAGCCTGTGAAGGTAAGCTTTGCCATCAGAACACCTCCCATACCCATTCGTAATGCGTAAAGCCTGTTTTCTCCTCATACTGCACGCTGTTTAATTCCCATGCAATATAGGGGGATGCGTCAAAAGCCGCCTCCAGCTCCTCTTTCCATGGGTCAAACTCTTGCTTGGTAAAAAGGTCGGTTGTGCCGGTGACGGCTTTCTCCGTGTGGGTATCGTCCGCAGTCAAGTCGTTTGCGCCGTCCTCCTGCCAAACAAAATATCGGTCGGATTTCATGGTTCTTCCGTGCCGCACCGCATCCGTCACAGCAAGGTGTGCCGCTATGATGTGTTCCTGCCAGCTCATGCCATCACCTCAAATTCCTGTTCGATTTTCGCAAGTGCCAGATCCACGCAGGGCGGATAAATCTCCATGACCTTCTGCACCGTATCAATGCGGTATTGCTTTCCTTCCAGAAGTGCAACATCCTGCGGAGAAACCGCCCCTGCAGCAGGTACCCGAATCACGCGCACAATCTCCACCTGCGCCTGCTTACTCTGATAAATGCGGTTAATGCCAAGTCTTTGTTCCGCAAAGCGCAGATTTATTTTTTCTGTCAGCTTTTCCTGCGGCGCATAGCCTGCCTTTGCCGCATCGCAGACAGTGCAGATTGTCACAATCCCGTCATTGAACGCCTGCGTAATTTCATGCTTCGGTCTGTTTGGTGCTTTCCACATACTCTCTCACCATTCTTCCGTTCTGCATATTCAAAATCAATGCCATGTAGTTGTTTTCAAATACATCCAGTGCCTCATCCCTGGCGTAGCGTACAAATTCCATCATCAATGTACGGGGAAGTCCGTCCGCATCATATTCCAGAACGCTACCACCCTTTTCGTTCAGATATGCCATTGCGGCGGCAATAAAGCCACGAATCTTGTTATCCGTGGCTTCATCGTCCCATGTAATATTCAGATGGTTTTTGACATCCGCCAGAAGCTCCGCAGGAATACTCTGCCGCTGCATCAGGATTTTGTCACAGTGACGGTATAGGCTTTGGTGGTTGTGCCGTCAGCCGCCGTTACGGTAACCTTAACGGTATTTGCGCCTTCCTTCCATGTTGCCGCAGAGCCGTTGTCTACCTCTGCATCATTTACCTGCACGCTGATTTCTGCGCCTGCATCAGAGGGTGCTGCCGTAATCGTGTTGGTTGCGTTTGTGGTTGCCGCCGTATAGGTTGTGGTTTCCTTCGCAAACGCAGGAGACAGGCTCAGGCTGCCAATCTTCAAATCGGACAGTGTTGCATCATTGGAAACCTCCGCAGCAGCTACCTGCTCCACCTTATAGGTCAATGGCTTAAGGTCTGTAATATCCAGATACAGGAAAGCGTTGTTATCCATCGGGAAACCGTTTGCGTACAGCTTGACCAGATAAACCCTGTTATCCTCCAGGAACTGATACTGGTCGGAATAATCAATCTTCCCCTCTTTGCTCATGCCTGCCGCCGCAAAGTATTTCTTACCCAGACCCAGAACCGCCTCTCCACGGCTCAGTGCCGCAGACTGGATAATTGTCATGGGATAAGGCACAACATCATTGCGATAGGTGCCATCAGGAGCCATTACCGTTGTTGCGGGCATCACCCTCTGGAAATAATCCTGCGGATTGACAATCAGAAGGACATTCTCCACCGCTCTTGCCTTCCCGTTTGGATCCGCCGCAATCAGAGAAATCAGATTGCCGACCGTTTTCACGGAAAGGTCATTTACCTTGATTTTCTCCTTTGCGGGATAAACGCCGCCTGTGACGGTAACGCCATCGCCTACCTGACGCATCATGCCAATAGGCTTTTCATGTCCATCCCCCTTGACAATACCTGCCTCCAGACCATTCGCCAGTGCTTCATACAGAATCTGTCTAACGTAATTGTCCAGCCATTCGGGACCCAAGTCCAGCATCGCCTTGCAGACAGGCAGGAAGGCGGACAGCTTCAGCAGGGTTGCATTGACTTCCTTGAAGCCGGAAAGCAGCTCCTTCACAATCGTATCCGTCAGTGCGCCCCACTGCGCCTCCTGCCGTCCGTTTGTGTTCATCAGCATCTTGATTGCGCCGCCTGTGGACAGGAATCCGATATGGGACAGCAGAGGGTGCGCCTCTCTCAAATCATCGAATACGGAATCAATCACTGTCTCAGGCATCACAACATCCAGATTTGCCAATGCCTGCTTAGGGTCTGCGGCACGCATTGCCTCGCCCAGCTTCTGGTAATACTGCTTTTCCTGAGAGGTCAGCTGACGCACACCACGGGAGGTCAGTGCCCTGCTGTCATTCTCTTGTCTGAGCTGTTCGATTTTGTCCTCATAGTCCTGCTTGATGTCCTCGCCGATGCACGCCATCATGTCATTCATGGCGGCGGCAAAGCCCTCCTTGTCATCCTGCTGCAACGCTGTCTGCATTGCCTGTCTGATTTCTTCTCTTGTTTTTGCATCATTGTGTTTCATTTTCTATCACTCCTTTATTTTTCTGCATCAAAAAAGCCGTTCAGCATCGCCATGATACCGTTCGGCTCTTCCTTCTGTTTTGATTCTGATTTCGGATCACGCTCTCCTTCTCCGATACGTGGCTCTGTCAGCTGGCGCAGCTGTGCCACAAGGCTTTTCTGCATTTCAATCCTCTGCTGTACGTTCAGATTTGCCTTCTGCATCACGCCTGCAACCTTGGCAGGGTCTGCATCCTCCTCCGCAAATCTGTCCGCCAGACCGTATCTGATACAGTCCTCTGCGGTCAGCCATGTTTCGTCATCCATCATACGGGACAGCAGCTCTTCATCCACCTTCTCGCCTGCCTTCTGCAAATATGCCTGCTTTCCGGCATTGTTGATGATATCCAAATCATCCGCCGCCTTCCGCAGCTCTGTGGCGTTGCCATAGGAGAACATCCACATATTATGAATCATCATCAGCGCATTTCTTGGCATAATGATTTCATCCCCTGCCATGGCAATCACAGAGGCAATGGAGCAGGCAAAGCCGTCAATGTAAACGGTTTTCTTCGCAGGGTGCCGTTTCAGCTGGTTATAGATGGCAGTACCCTCAAATACAGAGCCGCCGTAGCTGTTGATATACAGCTTGATTTCCGCAATATCTGCGTATTTTGCCAACTCCTCGCGGAAGGTATTTGCACTGGTTTCACTGCGAATCACCTCATCCGTCCACCAATCGTAGCCGTCGCTTTCCACATCGCCGTAAATATAGATTTCCAGTACACCGCTTTGCTGTGCCGCCTGTTTGATTTCCCACATGTTTTTCCTGTTCTTCATGCTTATTCACCTCCCTTCCCATCAACGCGGTGCATCGCACCGTCCAGAGTTTCAAAGTTTTTGGTAACAAAATGCTGATTTGCCCAAGGCTCATTGATTTTCGGCATTCCTGCCGCATCCAGTACGTCATTCACGCAGAACGCCGCAGAACCAATCAGCTTCTCGATATTTGCCGCATTGCCGAACAAATCGAAATGCAAAATTGCGGAGGTATCAATCTGCAAATAGGTGCCATCCTTCCATTCCGAAAAGCCGTACCGTTTGCGGTTGATTTCCTCCGAAAGCTGGTCGCAAAGAGGGTCAATACAAGTGGTCAGCCACCTTGTCATAGCATCCTTGGAATCCGCCACATCACCGAAAATCAGCACAGGCGGAATCAGAAACCCTCTTGCCGTAAAATCAAAAATATCATCCACCAAAGCACGAATATCTCTTGTGGAACGCTGTGTATCCGGATTTCCGCCGACATCCTCGTATTTGTACCCGTCAAATTCCGGCAAAACGCCGTTTTCGGATGTCAGAAACGGCTTTACCTGATTGCTCAGCATCTCGCCAAAGACTTCGTTCCACCCCTTCTTGCCGTCCTTGCCGTCACCGATATTCCCTGCATTTGCAATCTGGCTGACGTGTACCTTCAGGTGTCTGCCGCTGCCCCATTCGTAATTCTTCATTGCCGCCTGCACCAGTCTTATGTATGACTGATACAGCCCATCTAAAACAGGCTTAATATCCTTATGGTTGAGCCGCAGATGCAGCACTTCGCTTTCCGGAAATGTCTTTTGATAGCTAACCTCGCCGACAACTACGCCCTGATATTCGTTTTCCTTCCATGGATGCTCTGCGGCTCTTGTAAAGCTGTCCGCAACCGCCAGATATTCCCGTCCTCCTGTTTTTCCGCCGCTGATAATCAGCACTTCATTCTCCTTGTAGAGCTGATAAATCAGCTTGTGCAAAAAGGCGGTGCTGTTCTGGTTTGGGTTCGGCTCCACGTTCCAGAGGTAATACTCCTCGCCCCTGTTTTCCTCATGCTTTCTGTAGGTCTTGAATGTGCATTTGCCGACTGCATTTGCAATCATCGCCACACAGGTATGAAATGCCAGCTCACGAATACGGTATTCCTCCAACGCCTGCTGTAATTCCAGAGAGGAAATCTCTGCCGTGCCGCCAAGCCCCAGTTTAGATAAAATCCATCGTTTGATACTGATTCCCATTTTCTCACCCCCTTTAAAATACAAAAGCACCCATTGTCGGAATTTGTACAGGTGCGCCATCGCCAAGAACGGATTCTATTGTCATTGCCGCTACAAATGCCATGAAGGCATCATTCTTGCGGCTTTTTGCCTCGATTTTCGCATAGATAAAGTTGCCTGTATCTATGCCCGATTTTATCTTTGCGCCGGATTTTACCCGCTTTGTGTTGTTCACGCCCCACCGCAGATGTGGAACATTGCCCCAGTGCAGATATTGTCTGTTAAAGCACTCCTGAATCACAGGCTCAATCTGCATAATGTCGGACGGGCGTACCAGCTTGATATTTTTCTGCTCATCACTGAAGCCAATCTTCCGCAGGCTTTCCGCAACCAGCGCATAGCGGTGATGGTCGAGCGCAAGCATTTTGACATTGTACCTCCGCATACTGTCCCAGATGTAATTCGCCAGTAAATCCGGATGAATCCCGACATCATCCACAACCGTAACCTCTCCGCGCTCCGCCCATTCCTTCCAAGGTGCTTTTACACGGTGCAGTGTTTTCGACCTTGCACAAATCCATGCGTGATTGATGTCGAACCTATCCGCACCTCTGCGGAAATGCAAATCCACCGCCGCCCAGTCATCCAGCTCCGCATAGTCCACGCCTGCAACACAGCTCCACCCCGTCATATCAGGCAGGGGCTTATTTGTTGCCGCTACGTTTTCGTATTCCGTAACTGCAATCTCCTTCGCACCGGAACGGATACCCATTCGCTTTGTCATGAAATCCCCGTTCTGCTCCGGATGCTCCAGCCACTCCCTGTATTCATCCTCCACCTCTGCATAAAGCTCCGGAAGATATGGCAGGGACGGATTTGCCATCTGCCAGTTTTCCGGATGATGTACCTGCGCCTTATCATTCAGGCAGCAGATGAAGGGCAGGAAACCGTTGTCCTCCTCACCCTCAAAAAGAATCCTGCGCCCTCTCGCTAAGTAATCATCCAAAGGGCCGTCGGAAATATCGCCGTTTGAGGTAAAATAGCCACGCCTCGGCTGTGCCACCTTGCCCTGCCCTGTGGTAAAAACCTTGATGTTGTCATAGTTTTCATACTGATGCACCTCATTGAAGATAACCTTGCCGCTGCGCAGACCATCTCGCCCTTTGGGGTTGTTGGTATGCCCCTTCATGACACCCTTGTTTTTCCGCCCCTGAATGACCTCTTTGGTGTGATAATAGTGTCTGCTCAGCTTCTTTTCCCATTTCGGGTTCTCCAGAACATCCACCAAATCCAGCTGCGGTCGCTTCGCTTGGTCCTCATTGTTGGCACAGACATCCACGTCGTAATATTTTACAGGATTGTATGGGCTGATGCTGCACGCACCGTCAAAGGCAATAAAGCCATCCTTCCCTGCACCACGCCCTACCATGGCAAACACAATCTTCCATCTGGGGCGGTTGTTGGATTTCCAATAGGTGCAGTCCCATAATGCTATCAAAAACTCCTCCCATGGGAACAGCTTTTCAAAACTGAAATACTTAGCCAATCCCAGATATTTTTCCAGTTGCTCTGTGTCCACATAGATTTCCTCTGTCTCGAAGCATTTTCGTACATGGGCGGCAAGTGCTTTCTGCTCCTCGCAGGCAATGCCGTTTTCGACAAGCTCAATGTATTCCAAAATATGCGGATTTAACTCACAGCTCATCATCCTCACCGCCTGCCGCAGCCTTCGCCTTAACAGCCTGGTCTTTAAATCCGAGCGCCGCCCAGATGGAAAGCATCTGACTGGAAACTCTCGTTGCAATGGTCAGAGATTTGTTATCCGTGGTGCCCTTCTGGTTCTCGCCGTTCTGGTATTCAATGAATACACCACGCTCCGAAATATCATCATTCAGCATTTGCAACCAGCACCAAAGGCGCATGTATTCGTCCACTTTATCCTTGTATGGCTCCGAAATTAAGCCCCTGCTTTCCAAATCATCCTCAAGCTCTTTTTTCAGTGCCTTATATTGTTTTGTTTTTTTATAATCCTTCTTTCCTGCCATCCTTTTTCACCTCTTTTTTGCCATCTACCACACCCTCATGCGCGTATTTTCAATTTTTCTGAATTGTCGCAAGTACAACCCGACCGAGCCAAAATGCCAAAAACCCGTTTTTTTCGAGGGGGGGTATCATATTTTTCAAATCAATCCCACCTCTCCTCAGTAATTGGCTTCACGGTCTTTCCGTATCGGTATCGCACCGTCCGTTCCGGATGCAAGTCCTCATGGCACTGCCTGCATACACTGACAAGCTGCCGCTCCTCTCCATCCCAGATAGATAACGCAAGGTCGGGTCTGTCCTTCAAATGCTTGACATGATGCACAATGTCCGCCCTGCGATACCTGCCCTTTCGCTTGCATATCTGACATTCATGGTTGTCCATCCGAAGAACCTCCGCCCGTAGCTGCTCCCAGTCCTTCCAGTGATAGAAGGAGTCTACGTTGTCGGCAGAAATCTTCTCCTGTAATTTCAAAAGCTGTTCTCCTGTCATCCGCATCATCCTTCCGCAAATAAAAAATCCCGATAAGCATTGTAGCTATCAGGATTTCTTTTGATTTATTTTCATGCTTCTATTGACAACCACGTTATAACGTGGTATAATAATATCATAGAAAGGAGGTGAACGACATGGAGCGTATAAATACAATAGCCAATCTAATCACAGCGATAATCAACCTTGCGACAGCGGTTATCCTGTATAGACTGGCTACAAAGAAATAGGGTTTGGGGCAAAAGCCCCTTACCTTACCCATATCTTACTCCATGTCGAAATATTATGCAACCGTTATCTACAATCATTAGCATCATTGCACTGCTTATTTCTATTGCTGCATTTGTAACAGTTCTCAGAAGAAAGTAAGGAGGCTTCTTGATGAAACTAAGAACCATCAGACTTGAGAAGGGACTTTCTGTTCCTGCTCTCAGTCGATTAAGCAATGTCCCCGTTCGCACAATCGAAGATATTGAAAAACGCGGCGACTGCAAGGTTTCAACCGCAATACTTCTGGCTGATGCCCTCGAAGTATCTCTTGACACCCTCTGCGCTGCTGACACCGAGAAGGACCGCTGATGCGGTCTTTTCCTTTTTTCTCCATGCTATCATAATAACACAAAAGTACGTCCCTTTTGTCTCAAATTTTTTTATTTCTTTTTATCCAGCAGCCAAAAAAACTTTCTTACTCTCCTGTAGAAGGTTGCCCTGCTATATGGCACACCCAGATATTCCCACGGCACACCGTCCGCTACATTGCTGAGGATGTATGTATATATCTCCGCATCCGCTTCAACCGCCGTCTGCTCAATCATCTCTAAGTCCCGCTGCAGCTCCGTCCTTCTGATTGCTGTGCTGGCGGTCTTATCTGAAAGCCTTCCTCCCCCTCCACCGCAGATCGGAGGTGAACCAACTTCCGTAATCGACCGCAGGAGCGATTGCTTTTCTCTGTATTGACGGCAAAAGTATTTTAATTCTCTGTAGCGGTTGCCGGATATGTTGTATTCGTCTAACTTTAAATCCCTGTCCTTCATTGCATCCCCTCATTCCCATAATTTTTATTTCTTCAATATTCTTTCCCGCTTATTCTAAAGCATCTGCAAACTCACCATAACTTTTAGTTCTCCTCGGTCAGTTTTTCTGTCATTATTCAGCGCGTAATTTTAACTCTTAATACCCCCTTTTTCTTTAGGTGGATTTTTTGATTTTCGTCAAAACCTCAAAAAACGTTGATTTTTCGGGAAATATTCCCTATCAA